AATCCCGAGATACTGGCCCTTCTTCTTCCAGTACGCGATCGCCTCGTGCGCGGTCATGATCCTGCCCTCGTCGGACACCGTCGGGATCAGGATCTCCTTGCCGTCCTCTTCGTAGGACATCGAGCGCACGGTCGAGACCGTGCCATCGGCGTTCTTCACCGTGGGCCGCGTGTTGAGGTCGATGTTGCCGGTCTTGACCAGCCCCGGCGGGCTCATCACCGCCATGAACTTCTTCGGCTGCGCTGGAGGCTGAATGGCCTGCCTGGACGGCGGGTGCTGCGGTGCCTGCCTGCCCGGCTCAGGTGCCGGCTGCGGTGGCGGTGCCGGTTGCCCAGGCTTGACCGGCTGCTGCGGTGCCTGCCTAGCTGGCGGCTGGGTCGGCTCGGTCACGATCCCCGGCTCTTTAATCGGCTCGGTCGGTGCAACCGCGTCGTACCCAGTACCGGGCGGGCCACCCATCTCACCGCCGGCTGACTTGTCAGGGATGCTCGGCTCGGCGGCCGGCGTGCCCATCAGCTGGGTCGCATCAGGCATCGGGATCAGCTGTCCGCTCGACCTGGGATGCGCCGGCTGGCCCTGCGGGATATCTGCCGGCGTGCTCCAGTTCTCCCTGGTGCGGGTGTCGAGCTTGTCTGGCGAGCGTGGCGCTGCCGTTGCCGCTGCCGCGCCATTAGGAGGCAGCACGTTTCCAGCCGGGCCGAGCACCTTGTCGATCAGCGACAACGGGATGTTCGCCTCCACCGCGAAGTAGCGCCGCTCGATCTCCGCATTGGACGGGTTGGCGTTCCCTTCCTTGATCAGGTCGTTCTTAATCGACAGCTTCATGGCGGCCGTCATATCGGCCACCTTCGTCTTGGGCATCACCACCTGCCCTTCGAGCACGTTCGGAGCGTGGAACATCCAACTGTCCTCGTGGCTGGTGTAGAAGGTGCCGGGGGTCTGCACATCCGCCTGGGCCACCAGCCCGCGCGCGATCTTGCGCTTCTCCTCGCTGTCCAGCTTGGCCTTCTTCTGCGCTTCGGCCGCCTTCGTCGCCTCCTCGAACGACTTGCGGAACTCGGCGACCTGCTTGTCGGCGGCAGTCTTCTGCTCTGGCTTGTTCCCCGCCGGCACGCCGATCCCGGCCCCCGTCATGATGTCCTCTACGAGGTTCTGGTCGCCGGTGTAGTCGGTGCCCTTCTGCTGCGCCGTCACACCGTCGCGGATGGCATCGGCCTTCAGGTCGGAGAACTTCTTCTGGTCGGCGGTCGACAGCTTGCCGAAGTAGGGCGACAGATCCTTGGTGATGAACGCCACCGCATCCTTCGCCTGTTCCTTGATCAGCGCGTCGTAGGTCACTGGATCGGTGGTCACGTCGTTACGCGCGTTGCGGTTCTTCTGGTACTCCCACAGCGCCGTCTCGCCAGCCATGCCCATCTGCAGCTTATCCTCGATCGGCACATCGTCGACAGTGCCGCCGGTCTGCAGCACCAACTGCGCCCGCGCCACCGCCGCGTCATGGTTGGCACTGGCATCCGCCGCTTCGGCGGCATCCATGGCAGCGTAGCGGTTCATCAAGTCGGCTCGCTGCTGCGGATCTTCGACCTTGTCGATTTCCGCCTGCCGATTGGCGTAGTAGTGCCGGTTCGGCACCGCCGCAGAGGAGTTCTCGAAGCCATTGACGTGATGGTCCATGAACTCCCGCGCCGTGATCGTCGAGGCGCGGTCCTGCATCGACTTCGGCAGGTTCACCAGCACGTGCTGCATCCCGACGATCTTCCAGGCCGGCTCATCAGGGTGCATGAGAAGGCCGCTCGCGCCGTTATTGCCGTTACCGACGCCCTGCTGGTGAGCCATATAGACCTCACCGGGGCGAGCGGCGCGGCCGATAATGCGCTCCATGGCTTCCTTGTTGTCGCCCGCGTAATCCGCCGTCATCCGGATCGCGTCGGCCGGGTTGAGCGGGTCGCCTCCGTACTGCCTTGCCGTCGCCGCCGTGAACTGCCCCAACCCCTTCGGGCCGGTCGGGGACTGCGCGTTGGGATTCCAGCTGCTCTCGTACGCGATGGTGCGGGCGACCTGTCCGCTTGCCAGACCACGGCGCTGCTCATGCTGCTGGATCAGTGGAGCCCACTCCTCGTGACCTCGGACGGCGTTCTGCAGAGCCGGTGCACTGCCGGGCCGCAGCTCGGGATGGTCCGCGATGAACTTCATATTATTCTCGGAGATCATGCCCTTCTTCAGGACCGGCTCCAGCTTCAGCATGTCGTCAGAGGTTATCGGGTGCGACTTGGCATACTTCAGCGCCTCGGACGCCGACGTCTCCGCCATCTTCAGCGTGATCTTGAAGTGCGTATCGGAGATCCAGTTCTTCTCGACCTGAGTGGGGTCCTGCCCCATCATCGCCGCCTGCTGCCGGATCTCCGCGACCCCGGCCCCGATCATGGTGGTGACCTTCTTCGGGTCGGAGTAGTAGAGCAGCGCGTCCTGCTGCGCCCCTTCGACCCGCCCCTTCGACGCTGCCGTCGTCGCCACCTTGAGCTGCTCGCCCCGGTGAGACATGCCGGCAGACAGTGCCATCGAGGCTTCCTGCTCGGCCGCGCGCCGGAACATATCGGCGGCATCGCCGGTCAGCCCCTTGCCGCGCTCCTGCATCGATTTATGGAGGGTGTCCTGATACGCCTTATACCCGTTGACGGCGTTCATGCCCTCGGTATTGCCGTACTCGGCCGTGGCCGTACGGCGATCGTTGCCGAACGCGGCCAGCCGATCCTGAACGTCGTTCTTCTTGACGAGCTGCTCGGCCTGCCACTGCGATTCGGCGACCTGCCGCATACTGTTGGAGAGGCTCGTCAGTCCTTCCCCGACACCGCCGCCAAACGCCATCGGGTCGGCGCGGACATTGATCCGCGACTGCTGCGGCCCCGGCGAGGGAACGACCAGCTGGTCGTAGGTGCGGACCTCGGCCATCAGGACCAGCCCCCCATCACCTCACGTGTCGACAGCGAGCCTCCGCTACTGCCGCCGCCGCCGAAGCCGCCGCCGCCGCCGGCCATCGACGAGAACTTGCCCCAGGCATCACTGGCCCCAGCGACCACGGTGCCGGCAGCGGCAAGATACCCGCCCGTCAGCGCCTGCTTGCCCGACATCTTGTACATGCTCGCCTGCGCCCGGTCGTTGGCCGCCTGGACCCTGTAGTCGTAGGCCTCACGGTGGGCGTTGGTCCGCACCGTCAGCGCATCGATCTCCCCCAGCGTGGCGGTGTCAATGACCGTCTCCATCGGCGAGCCGAACGACACGTCGACATTGTTTGCGCCCATCGCCGCCAGCTGCTGGCCCTTGATGCCGGCCACCTGCATCCGCTTCTTCTGTTCCTCCAGCTGGCCACGGCGCAGCGTGTCCCGCGACTTCTTCTCTTCGATTTGCGCATTCATGTTGGAGACCTGGGCGGAGTATTTTGCAGCGTCAGACTGCGCCCGCGCCTGTCGGATCTGGCCGACTGTACCGATCGCTGTCGCCGCTATGGTAAGTGCGAGGGCGGGGGTGCACATTGCTATGCCTCCAGATGAAATCGGTGGAACGGTCGACCCTCGAAGCCCAGCTTGATAGGAGGATCGAGGGTGAAGCCGAGCCACCTGAGCCAGCGTATGGATACCACATTCCGCTGATCGACGACGTTGACCAACGAGCCGTAGCGGTTGAGCAGCTCGTCGCGCCAGAGGATCGACTGCCGCAGGAACCGTTTGGCGTTGTGCTCGATGACCGGCGTGCCGAGCAGCCAGGGTGACCCTTCATCGTACATCACGATCCGCTGGCCAGCGCCCCAGATCACCGCAGGCAAACCGTCATGGACTGCGCACAGCGCCATGTCTGAGTGCGTCACCGAGAACAGCGCGGCCTTGAGCGGCGACCAGCCCGCCAGCGCGTAGACCTCGTCGCGATCGGCCTGCCGCATGTGCTCAGCGATGTACTGGACATGCTCCATGCCCGGCTTGACGATCACTGTGCGCTCATCGAGCAAGTAGTCACCCACCGATCACAAGCTCCGCCATAATTCCGAGGATGGTCATCGGCAGCGGCTCGCGCTGCTGCACCACGATCGACGCCCGCCGGCTCCAGTTGGGATCGAGCGACTGCTCATAGTCGCCCGTGAACATCCCGGTCTCGACGTCCCACGGCTCGATCCGCCGCTGCTTCCACTCCCGCATGTGCTGCCGGTTCGGCCCCAGCCACAGGCCGCGCGTCTTCTCCACGCGCAGCGTCAACGTGGGGACCGACTTGAGCCGCCCCTGCACCGTGCCCATGCCGCGCACCGCACCCAGGTCAGGCTCCACCGTCTCGACTTCGGACAGGTATGGCAGGCCGATATGCGCCTTCGAGACCTCCGTATCGAACACCACCTTGCCGTCGGTGACCACCAGCCCATGCACCACATTGCCGTCGGCGAGAGCGACCACTGTCTGGCCCTCAAGGTGGTCCAGACCGCTGATGACGCGGGCGGGTGCACCGCTATAGGTCAGTCCGGAATCGACGTGGAAGGCGTCCTTGACGTTCGCGTGTAAACGGGTCTTGAGCCGCTCGATATAGAACACGGTCTGCCCCTGGATCGCGCGGGCGACGAGGAAATAGGGCACGTCCTCATTGTTCTCGTCGAGCACGCAGACATCCCAGAACGACCCCTGCGTAGTGTGGCGGGTCCAGGCCAGCACGTCGTGCTCCCGGAGGTAGGTGGCCGACACCAGCGCACCGCTGTCGAGCACCACCCAGATGACCGAGTATGGTGACTGCGAGTAGGCCCAGGACCGGATCGTCTGCCCCTCGAACAGGTGGCGGGCGATCAGCGTCAGGTCACTGCCGGTGAAGCCGTCATTGGCAAACTCATAGGTGAGGTCGCGGATGACACCACCGGAGCGCTGGGCGAACAGGACGAAGTTGCCGACCACCAGCGGCTGCTGCTTGGCCGAGCCGCGATAACCCTCGTTCTTGATGACGATCTGGCTGGGCGAGATGAAGTCCTGCTGGCCGCCGCTGACGGTCCACTCGGCCCCGGAGGTGAGCAGCATCAGCCCCTTGGTCGGCAGGAGAGCGCGGATCTCGTTGACCTGCCGCGCCCTGATCCGGAAGGTGATGGCGTCCGACGCCTTGGCCGGCGACGAGAAGCCGAAGTTCTCATAGCTCGTCGACTGAGACAGCCACGCCGCCTGGGGATTGTTGAGCGACGAGGCGAAGCACAGCCGCTGCTGGAAGAAGTTGACACAGCGCGGGTAGTTTCCCGCCACCGCAAACGGGTTATAGCCCTGCTGCGGCGTGTCCGACAGATCAGCGGTGATGTAGCGATCGATGAAGGACGTCGAAGCCGTCGTGCCGATGTAGCCGTAGACGCCGTTGTCGAGCTTGTAGAGGACATATCGCGCCGCGCCCGCCACCGCCGTCCACGAGATCGTCACGCTGGTGCCGGCGTAGGACATATCGATCTGGACGTTGTTGGACGGAGCGGATGGTAGGCTCTCCTCACCGGTTGCCGCCGCGATCGACGAGACCACGTAGTTGAACGCCGGCACGAGGAAGTGCGTGCCGCTCCAGTTCTCGACCGCCACCGGGGCCGGGGTAGGCGGATGGTTGGTCGGCGCGAAGGTCGGGACGGTAAAGGTCCAGGCAGCGTGCCCGGTGCGCGACAGCTTGTGCGGCGGGTAGTTGACGTGAGTGAAGTACATCACGTCGGCTTCCTGGGCGTAGACGAGATCGTTGATTGCACCCAGGCCGTAGGGCGACGCGATCTCGTAGATCGGCGTCACCGTGCCGCCGCCGGTATAGGCTCCATAGGCGACCGTCGAGACGTCCTGCCCGAACAGGTTGCGCAGGGTGAAGGTCGTGGCGGTCACATTGCGGAGGCGGTAGTGGCGCTTGTTCAGCTCACTCATGCCGGTAACGCCGTCGATCCACACCTCGCGGCCATTGGTGAGGCCGTGCGCCCCCGCCGTGGTGAACACGCCGCCCGTGGTGATGGCGGCGATCGGCGTCGCGTTGACGGTATCGAGCACGTGGCCGCCGTTCATGATCGGCCGCATGGCGAAGGCCGTGAACTCCAGCACGTATGACTGCACCGTGTTGAACTGGAACGGCACCAGCTGGGTGTTGATGTTCGCGCCAGCCCGGCACTGGCAGACGAACTCCAACCCCGCCCGGTTGGAGACGCCGCCCTGCGCGTGCACGAAAACGTTCTGCGCCTGCCGCATGGCGTTCTTGTACTTGGGATAGTCGACGCGCGCGTACAGCGCTGGCGCGATCTCGCCTGCGGTGAAGTTGTTCTGGAGGATCTCGTTGTTCAGGAGGTTGGGACCGGTCGCCATCACAACCTCGCTGTTATCATCTCCGATGTGTGATCAGAGGTTTCGCGCTCTAGATTAGCGTCCCACACCGTGGCAGCGGTAAACATTCGCGCAGCGAGCTGCGCGATCCCGATCTTGCCCTGCAGGTTGTTGGTCAGCGGCATACACAGCCGAGACGCCAGCGCCATGGCGAAGGCATCGGTGAACAGCGGCGGGAACAGGCTCTCGGTGGTGAAGTCGTAGGTGTATTCGAGCCACCCCTCGCCGTCGTTGGTGTAGAGGTAGTTCCCATTGATGGAGAAGGGTGCCCCCAGCTCGTCGTCAGGCAGCCATACGACAGGAATGAGCCGGCGAACCTTGAGGCAATCGGAAGGGATCACGTAGCCGAAGATCCACCGACCTTCGTAGTAAGGAGCCGGGACGACGCCGGCCAGCGCCACGCTCGTACGGGCGAACTTCCACGGATAGGCCGACAGCATCGACTTGCGCACGCTGTCATAGTGCGCCCGGCACTTGAACGCCTGGGCGCTGTCCTCGGAGAAGCTTGAGATGCTGTCTTTGCCGATCTCATCAAGAGCTTGATTGCAGATCGACACCCGCGACGTCATCGATGCACCAGCCTCAGGACGGCATTAAGCGCCGACGGCGTGCCACCGGTCACGGCCATGCGCACTTCCTGCGACGCCCCGATGTCGATCGTACAGATCCCGGTATTGGTGAACTGGGTCTCGACCGGCCCGTTGAAGACCACGGCACCGGGACCCTTGAGCTGCAGGCCCACGGTCGCGCCACCAAACACGCCATCGGCGGAGAGCGTGTAGACGCCGCCCATGCCGAGCTTGGTCCACTGCGCTGGCGTCGCCGTGGCGTTCGCCAGCAGGATGATGACGCCAGATTCTGCCATTACTTCTTCGCCTTCGAATCCTTACGACGCTGCTCGCTCGCGATGTCGGCCTCGCGCTCAGCGACAGCGTGCTCGCTCATCAGGTTGGCGCGCTGCATTTCGCGAACCGAGACGCCGGTCCGCATCTGTGCCTCGGTCGGATTGGGAGCCGGCTTGTAGCCGCGCGGCACCTCGACCGAAACGCCCTGCGAGACCACCCGCTCGGGACCCTCGCGCGGCTTGACCTTGTTAGGCGTCGGCTGCTTGTCGGCGAACTCGTCCGCGATGACCTGCTCAGGTGTCTTGGCGACGCCATCCACTTCGAGCACGCGAGCGATACCGACGACCCCGGCATTGGATGCCAGGGCATCCTTCCTGTCCTGATCGTCGATGGTGCTCTGCCCCTCCGGGATCTCTTCCATCCACGTCTCGGAGAAGTGAGAGGGGTCGACCAGCGCAAACGTATCGCCAGGATGCTGCACCGCACCGGCGTAGTAGCCGTCGGCCTTTGCCCGTACCTTCTTGGCGTCGGTCATGTCAGCTCACTCCTCAGTTATTCTGGTGCTTGGCGACGACGCCTGCGGTGATCTTGCCCAGGGTCGGGACTGTGCCGGTGACAGTGTACCTCATCTGGAAGTACCGCTCATTGAGACCGCGCGGCAGATAGTCGAAGGGCTGCAGCCAATACCCCGCCACCAGAGTGGCGAGCGGGATGGCCGGCGAGGTCAGCACGGTAATAGGCGTACCGAACGCCGTGTTGTCGTCTGTCTCCAGGGACACCGTCAGCGAGGTCAGAGTGTTGAACGTCTCGACGATCTGGACACGGAACGGGATCGGCTCGCCCTTGCCGACGTCGCGGACAATGGCGGAGGCTGCCCCATAGACCGTACCGCTAGGCCCAATGTCGTAGTAGTTCGTAGACGGAGCGGTAGCTACGATCGCCTGAGCGTTCGACAGCAGGCACGTGACATCAAAGATCATCTCTCTGTTCCTTCCTCAGGTGACCAGCGCTTCGGTGTTGAGCAAGGCGTCCGTTTCCTTGATCGGCATACCACGATAGGTCATCACCTCTCGCCCCTCGAACTCCGAGCGCGACAACTGGAGGGCACCGGAATAACCGGTCGCCTTGGTCGGCGTGGACAGCTTGTCGAGCGCGGCCAGGACCGTGCGGTTCATGTAGATCACCTGTCGGCCACCCATCGGAGCCCGCCGCGACTGCAGCTTGTAATAGGCGTCCGACATGAAGCCCCAAATGTCGACCGTGCCGGCGAGCAGATCACTGAGGTCGATGTTGGCGATGCGCGCATTGTAGCGCCAGTCCTTCACCGCCAGTCCGATGTGCCACGTGAACTTCTCTTCCTTGACGTAGAACGGGTTGTTGTTGCCGTCGAGAACGCGCTGCTCGCCCATGTCTTGGCGCTGGACGCCGGCCCGTGAGCCCTTGGGATAGAGGAGCATTGTCGCATTCTCTGACCAAGTGACAAACCATATGGAGGTGTTGTCAGATTGAGTCCCGCCAGCCTTAATAATCTGATTGCCCGCTCCGCCGCCTCCAGAGACCGCATAGCGCGCCGCAAGTCCCTTGAATTTTTCGGGGGTTGTAGTGATGTCATGATAGAAGATGCCAGTCGCCATCTCCTGAGACATCGCTTCGAGGAAGGCCATTGCTTCCGATAGCCGAAGCGCGCCTTCATTGCCGGAGAGGTCGAGCAGGCGAGTATCGATCGTGGAGAGAGCTTCGAGAAACCCGGTGGTATCGTCGACCTGCTGGGTCGTCGACTTGGACTGCGGGATGCCCTGGTAGAGGCGGCCCCAGGTGGCTGCTGGAAGTCCCGTCCGAACCGTATGCCGGTGCGACGATCCCATGTTGCACTCGATGGCAATAGCATCTTCGAGGATCGGATTGATCTGCCGCAGCAGCTCGATCACCGTGGCTATCTGAGAACCAACGCCATCTTCGGAGCGCCGGATAACGTCGATCAGGTTCAGGTAGGTGTTTCCGATGCCAGCCATGGCCCGCTAGTCCTCTCAGGTTGAGTTGCTACTCGGGTAGAGGATGTCGATGGCGTCGCGCTTCTGCGGTGCCGCCGTCTCTGCCGTCACGGGCTTGTCGTCCGTCAGTTCCGCGCCTGCCCGAGCGAATGCGCGAATGATCTCGGGGTGATTGCCACCGCCGTAATCGGCCAGATATTCCTTCAGAGCCGGCGTGCCGTAGCGAGCCGTGAAGCGCTTGGCGTTGGTGACCGTCGCATCCCAACGGTCGCCGCCCATGTCCTTGTCGCCCTTGGCCTGGGTCAACCACTCGTCGATCTGGCCGAGGAAGACCTCGCGCTGCCGCGCCATCAGCTCGCAATAGGTGTCGACCATCTTCTGCCCCTGGTCCTGGGTCAGCTTGATGGTCCTGAACATCGTTTCCAGGGATTTCGAGTTTTCCTCGCCCAGCTCGAAGCCTTCCGGCAGGACGACAGCATCGACTTTAAACGCAGTCTTCGCAGCCTCGAAAGCGGCCTTGGCGGTTTCGTATGCGGTCTTGGCCTCATCCTTCGCCTTCGTCGCGGTGGCCTTGGCGTCCTCGTCGTCGCCAGCGTCCGCGATCGCCTTGTCGAGCGCCGGCCAGTCCGGCTCCTCGGGCTCAGGTTCCGGCTCAGGCTTGGGAGGGACGGGAGGCTTGCCCTCTTCAGCTGCCTTGGCAGCCATCGGCGGCGGCTCGGGCACTGGCGGTGGAGGGGCCGGCGTGGGCGGGGTCGGCGGCGGCTGGGGCTTGGGCGTCGGCGTATCGGTTTGAGGATCGCTAGTCTGAGGCTGGGCTGGGTAGAGGATCTCTGCTGCGGTAAGTGCAGGCGGCGCGTCAGCCGAGGAAGGAGTCAACTCACCCGGCGACGCACCGCCGCCATCGCCGCCTGGACCAGCAGCGAAGTTAGCAAGCGAGAAAAGGTCAAAGGTCTTCACGGTCGTCCCACTCATCTTTTGACTCCTTCGTTGGTGTGCCGCGATCGGCTTTCCAGCGGATGTTTTCCGCCAGCAGAGACGCGTAACAGGCCGGATGCAGCTCGTTCATTTCTCCGATCAGCCTAAGTCCTACGGACCTTTGGCCCTCGTTAAATGCCAGAGCGTTCTCCCCGTCATAGCTCAAGCGATAAATACCACAGTGTTCTAGTAACCAAAAAACGAAGCGCTTGCCAGCGGCAAGGTTGAGAATGGCGGCGAGATCCTCTCGGGCTTGCTGCTTTTCACTCTCTTCGCTCATAGCTTATACACAATGAAGGCGAGCACGATCATTCCGATCGCCAGCACCAGCAGGATCTTGCCCCAGTGGATCGTGATCCCCCAGTCCCATGGGTCCGGGTCTGGATTCACCCCTCTGGACCACGAGGCGGTCTTGTCGGCTTTGGAGGAACCGGCTTTGGAGGCGTAGGCTTCGGCTTCGCCATTGCGGTGATCCCCTCTCTCATTCACAGACCTGCCACCCAGAAGATGCTGACGATGATCACTGCAAAGGCGAAAGCTAGACCGGCAATGCGGAAAGCTGTCGCCACGGAGTGATCGCCCCAGTCAACGTTGATCGGCTCGTACTCGCGCTCCGTCATTTCTTCCTCCGCTTCTTCATCGCCCTTGATAATAGCTTTGTCCCCTTATCTGCCTTGTTGAACTTCTTGGCGACCTTCATGGAAACGCCCACCTTCTTGGCGAAGCTGCGGCTATGAGCAGCTCCCGCCATCATTCGCGCCTGTTTCGCCGACTTGCTGGGCATCAACCTAACCCCAAGCTAGAGAGCAGCTGCTGAACCGGTGCGCCGCCGCCGGTCCCGGATGCGTCGGTCTGGGTCAGTGCCGTTGCCGCCTGGGCACCGGCAGACACCATCGGCGCGGCCTTGTTCATCATCTCGGCATTGGCCGCCGCCTGCTGTTGCTGCTGCCGCGCCGCACGGTCCTTTGCCGCGTCCTCGTCGGAGCGCACGAGGTTGGGTGGCGAGCCCACCATGTCGGCATATTCATCGATCGTCTGGTCGAAGTCGAGCTTGTCCAGCACCTCAGGCTTGGCCGCAGCGAGGTTCCCCGCGAACCCGAATAGCCGCTCGATCGCGCCGGTCGACACCGCCTTCTGGGCCTGGGCCAAGGTCGAGATGTACTCGGTCTTGAGCGGCTTGCCGTGCAGCTCCTCTGGCGGCTCGGGCAGGATGTGGGCCGACTGCATGATGTTGTACGTGATAGAAATGACACGGTTGAGCGCTTCGTTGTAGAGCCGCTCCAAAACCGGGCCGAGCTGCAGCAGCTGCTCCTCCTTGCGCTGGGTCAGCTCCAGCACGTTCCTCGGCTGCACACCGTCCATGTTCTGCAGCATGGTGAACAGGTCGGCATAGAAGGTCCGGTCGACCCGCCGCTCGGTCTGCTCGATCTTCGCCTCCAGCTCGGTCAGCCGGATTGCCACCGTCATGGCCGGCGTGAAGCCGGAGCCAGAGGGATCGTCGACATAGGTGATGCCGCCCGGCAGCAGCGACTTCGGATTGTTCATCAACGAAGTCGGCCCCTTCATCGGGGGACGGACGACCTTGTCGATCGCCTCTGCCATGCGGCGCTCCTGCCGCTGCAGCTGCTTGATGTCGGGCAGCGACTCGTGGCCGGGCGAGGCTGTGCCGTAGCTGTCTGAGCCGATGACGTCCCAACGTGGCGCAATGATCGGGTTGTGGTTGAAGCCGCTCTCCTCCAGGAGATCATGCTCGCCAGCCGACTCGTCCATCCAGTAGTTCGACAGATACGGCATGTTCTGGCGGTTGGCCTTGGTGCGATCGCGCTGCTCGCGCGGTTCGATGGCGTTGAAGACGGTCCACCAGATGTCGTAGTTGCCCCGGTCGAAAGCGTCGCGGACCGGGCGCGGCAGGTGACCCATGCCGTTGATCGGCGCAAACCGGTTGACCAGCTGCTCGGTGGTCATGTCGCACTGCCGGTAGCAGATATTGACGCGACCGTTGTAGTCGTTGCCCAGCCAGTACTGGCCGGTGATCAGCATCTGCAGGCGGATGTAATCCCAGTCGTCCACGAGCAGCAGGTAGCAGCCCTGCGCGAACGCGCCCAGGTCGCCGTACATCTCATGGGTGACGTTGTAGAAATTCGAGGTAGCGTAGACCTCTCGCATTCGCCTCTCGACGATGCCCAGGTAATTCTTCACCGGGCCGTATTCGCGTAGATCCTCGTCGAACGTCCCAATGCGATACCACGGTCGAGACGGCGAAGTAATGCCGGAATGCATCCCCGACTTGAGTGTCCTGAGCGCCCAGCAGGCGTGCGGATTGATGATCTTGCCGCGCAGCTCCTGCCCCTTCTTCGCCCGATCCTGAGAGTTCAGGCGCATCCGCTCGGGGCACATCTGGTCGGCAATCTCCCTCCAATGGCTCTCCCATAGGTTCCGCTCCTCTTTCAGCGCCGCGAGCCTGCGCTGATGCCGCTGGCGCTTGGTGGTAAAGCCAGCGAGAGAGAGCGAGCCGTCAGCCATGAACTAAGATCCCAACAAGGTCGGCCTAGCCGATGGCGACGACGACGTCGACATCCCCAGCGGGTTGGTCAGCACCGTCTGCGCGGTGGCGCGCATCCGGTCGGTAATGCGACGGCGCTGCTCGGCCGAGACCATGCCGCCGTCAGGTTCCTTCATGAACTGGGTCTCCTTCGGTGCCTGGACCGCAGGAGGCTTGGGCGTCCCGCCGAACAGACACATTATGGAAACCCCGTATTGTAGCCGAGCAGTGGCAGAGCCGCCGCCAGGACGACCAGCACCGCGATAAGCAGTACCAGCACGCGGGCTATCTGCTTGAACGGCGGTTCGACCGGCAGCATGTCGAGCAGATAGATGATTATCCAGGCGACGATACCGACGACGAGAATGACAATCAGCAGATGAATAAGGCCATTGATCATAATTTCAGGCCCTCATGAGAAGACGTCGTACTCCACCATTACAGTGTCCCGCATCGACGCGCCAGTTCCACGGTCTTTTTCGTCGCCCCGCACGGGGTGCGCGAAGGTCAGAGCCAGGGCATCGGCGCGGTTTGGCGACGGCTTGCCGTCCTGCTTCATGTCCTCTTTCGACTGCAGCTGCTTCTTGCCGTCGATGCGCGGCACCAGCTCGGGGCCGATCAGATCGTCGGCCAGGATCTGGTCATCGGGGATGGCCGCGCCCTCGCCCAGCCAG